ATGTCTGAAATCCCTATTATTGATATTTACTGGGAAGGTCCATTTGAAAATTTTGAAAATGTTAGCAAATATGTGTGTACAGATGAAAGAGGGCTGAAAACAGATTACTTTTTCTATCAAATTTATGGGGAACACGCGATCTATGGTAAAGATGTATTGTTATATATAGGCATGAGTGAAAACGGAAAAGATGTAAACAAAGAGGAGGGTATAGTTTCCCGCTTAAAAAATCACAATGATAATTGGACTGGCGGGTTATGTTCTGAAATTAAAATTTATATTGGGTCATATGGACATTTTAGAGATTGGTGTTTTTGGCGTAATAAAGAGGAGAATCTGTATTATAAAAAGCCACTACATGTTGATGGAAACCCTGAAATACCTGAAATTGAAGCTTTATTGATTTATGCTCACAAACCTGCTTTTAATTGCGCCTCTATCCGAAATATTAAAATTGTTAAAACAAAATTTCATATTTTTAATACAGGTAGGAGGCGTTCTCTTTTTCCAGAAATTAGTACTAGATATTACAAAGATAATACTCAGGAGAAAGGGGTCGTTCTTGCTAGCGATAGTGAAAAAAAATAGCTTTAGATGTCTTTTTTTGCGAAACAATAACCATATTTTATTAAAATTAGATCTTGTTTCACATCACACTTTAAGAAGTTACTTTATTTTCAATGATAAAAATATCTTAATATCAGACTAAATAATGGTACAGCTTTAGCTGTTTAATGGATAGTGCTAGTTGAGATTACTTTATGTCACAGAAATTATTTTTAGATGCATTAATTGGGAGAGATGATTTTGATGTTCAAGACAGTAGTATCGTCTCTCAAGGGCCACATAAAACAACCCTTAGTTATAACGATTTTGAGATACCTGGTTTTTTCTTTTCATCCTTAAGAAAGCCTGATTTTCAAAGAGAAACTAATGAATGGGATGCAGAGAAAGTAAAAGACCTTATAGAAAGTTTTCTAGATGGTGATTTGGTACCGGCAATAATTTTATGGAAATATGCTGACAGCTATACATTTGTAATTGATGGTGCCCATAGAATTAGTGCTATAGCATCTTGGGTTAATGATGATTATGGTGATGGAAAGATCTCAAGAAAATATTTTGATAATGCAATTCCAGAGCAGCAACTCGAAACGGCTAGAAAGGCTCGGGAGCTAATAAATAACACAATTGGATCATATGAAGATTATAAAAAATCCTTATTTGATAGTGATTATGCTCCAGACAGAATCAAAAAAAGATTAAAAAATTTTGGTACAAGAGCATTACAACTTCAATGGGTCGATGGTGATTCTAAAAAAGCTGAAAATAGTTTTTTTAAAATTAATCAGAAATCAACACCTATCAGCGATACTGAAATAGCCATTCTTAAAACAAGACGCAAGCCTGCGGGAATATGTTCCAGAGCAATTCTTCGTGGGGGCCAAGGGTATAAGTATTGGGACGTATTCCAGCAGGAATATGCTAAAAAGATAAAAGAAGAGGCTGGTAGAATTAATGAGCTGATTTTTTCTCCTACATTATATACCCCAATAAAAACATTAGATTTACCTTTAGGTGGTAAAAATCATGCGGCATCTTCATTATCAATGATTAATGATCTTGTGAGCCTATTAGAGATCGATGATGTAAATGATGACCTTACTGGAGAGAAAACAGCAAATTCATTAGTAAAAATTAGAAAAGTACTACAGCGGATTAATGATAGTCATGTTTCATCACTTGGCTTTCATCCTGCGGTATATATCTATAGTGGCTCTGGTAATTTCAGGGTGAGTTGTTTTCAGTCTTTAATTGGTTTTAGCGAATATTTGAAAAAGAAAAATTTAACCGATGAATTCATTAAAAATAGAGTAAATTTTGAATTACTTTTTTTAAACTTTGAATCTTTGATAACCCAAATTGTAAGAAAAGCTAGGCAAGTAAATAAGGCGATAGAGCCACTAATTAAATTCATGGGATTGCTATTAGAATTATTGATTGCTGGAACAAAAAAAGAGGACATTATAGGGATAATTGTGACTCACCCATTATTCAAGTACTTAAAGGTTGATGGTCCAGATCTTCAAGATTATGGTCCAAATTTTTCTAAGGAAACTAAAAGTCAAACCTTTTTGTCAGAAGCAATAGCAAGCTGCCCTAAGTGTAAGATTTGTGGGGGGCTGCTTCACATAAAATCTATTACTTTTGATCACATACAAAGAAAAGAAGATGGTGGAACGGGGGCCCCAAACAATGCTCAAATGGCCCACCCATATTGTAATAGTACGTTCAAAAATTAGAAACTAATAAAAGGGAGGATACTCCCTTTTTTGTTTGTACTGCATAATAATTTTTTATAGTGTTAGAGTCGCCTGCTGAAACTTATTCGGATGCGGTTCAACAACATTAACGTGTGCGGGTTTAACAACAATTTTTGTCACTGATTCATGACTGACAAATGTGCAACCACAATTGATATTTTGGCACTGGTTATAACGTTCTTTCGTTTCGGATGACACTTGGTAGGAACTACGAGTGTGTGCAGCGTGACCGCATTCGGGACAATTCATCATGATAGATTACCTTTTGTCATGATGTTGATGTTATGTAAATTATACCATGTATATCCATACAGTCTAAAAAATTATTCATCAGCGATATCCAAATCCGAAATCTTAACCTCCAACTCCAAAGCTGAAGTAAAGCCACTATCATTCAATGAATGGACGATTCGCGTTAGCGTCCAATCTGCATTATCAATTTCAGGTTTAAACCCACTGACTGTGATCGGCATTTCGGGGTATAGCTCCGCACGGCCTGCCGCCAGTTGAATTGAAAATGAAGCCACACCACGTTGGATTTTCTCCCATTGGGCTTTTGCTGCGCGAGCCGCGTTCTCTTTAGTCGCGTAAGTGTGGGATAGCGTTAAGACATTCCCTTGCTCCCCCGCTAAATATTCCCCTTGTTTTTCTTTAGGTTCCGTTGGCTTTACTGGTTTAGCTGGCTTTTTGCTTTTTCGTTCTTGCTTTCGCTTTACAGTGACTTCTTTTTTCTTTTTGGGCTCGCGGGTGTTTAGCCAATTAGCCACAACGCCAGTGTATGCGCCGCGGTCTGCCAGTGAAAAGCGGTGCCCGTCTCCCACTGAACGGGTAATATGCATGGCCTGAATAGGCTGACCACTGGCGGTTAAGCCTTGGCCTTGCTTCATAAACAGTAAATTCCCGTTTTTAACCGCAACGATTGCCCCCTCGGATTTTGCCACTCGCGTTAAAAATGAGCCGTCTGATTCATTGGTTTGGTCAATATGGGCAAGCTTGATTTTATTTAATTTTTCATCAATGACAGGCTTCAGCTTGTTTCGCTCTGCCAACGTTCGCACGATATCGCCCAGTGTTTTTTGGTGATAGGACTGCTCGCGCTTAACGTTTAATGTGTCCCGAAAATCCGCACTGCGCCCACGAATGGTGAGTTTATCGGGCACGCCGCTATGCTCAACCTCATCAACGGTAAATGTGCCTTTGTAAATCAACGGTGAATTTTTCCAGCCAAGGTGTAATGACAGGGTTTCACCTCGCTTGGGTAAGGCAAGTTTTCCGTCGCTGTCATCTAATTCAATATCTAGCTGGTCAGCTTCAAAGCCGCGATTGTCCGTCATGGTTAATGACATTAAACGCCCTTGAATTTGAGTATTAATATTTTCACCACCTGCCGCAAGGGCGAAAGCGGGGGTTAGCTCATCTTTGGTTAAAAAACTCATAACGGCAGTGCTCCACGAATATCATTTAATTGTTGATTTAAATCCCCAAGCATCTCAGACAGTGATTCGTCCGTGCGCTTAAGCTTTAAGGTAAAATCAATTTTTCGCGGGGCACCATCGACAAAAAACTCACTTTTTGACTGGGTGATTTCTTCAATCACGAACATACCGTAAATGTTTCCCGTTCCATCAATCAGCGACCATGCGCGGCCTGTTTCAGCCATTTGCTCTAATACGAGTAATGATAATCTACCACCCGTCAGTGACGGCAATAAGGTGCCACTGAGGGTGATATCGTCGTTATCAAGGCCAATAAATTGAACCGCGGGGCGCTTCCCGACACGGTTATTCACCCCATAGCGGTATTTTTGGTTAATCTGCATCATTTGATAGGGGGTTGTATTGAGCTGAAAAACGAACAGGCCTAGCGCTGCCATTGCCATAATTAATCGTCCTCGCTGTCTTGGTAGCGGCTTAATTGCCTTGCTTGCTCTCGCCGTTGGCTTTGCGCCAATTGCTTGGCAACTTCACGGGCAATATCGTTAGCTGACTGGTTAGGTAATGAGTAAACATTGATAGTCACTGGCGCCGCATTTGCCCTGTGACTATTTTGATTAACCGTGACTGAAGCAGACTGATATTCACTGGCTGGCAATGCATAAGGATGGATAGGCTTAGCAATGGCACTCATTGACCCGAAAGTCAGCGCGGCGGCTGCAAGGGCGGCAGTGCTTTTTCGACTGGTAATATGGGCAGGCCCATTGACAATTTCAGGGCCATATTCTCCCGCAATACCAAATTGTCCACGGGGAATAAACCCGCCACTGTCGAACATGCCCGCATTCTTCATGCCTGCTTGAATGACGGTGACTTGTGACATGGCACGAACCGCCTTGGTTTCATCTGAGAGCATCCAATCAGGCAAAATATTCGTGGCCATTTGCTTAAGTTCGGCAAATTGGGCTTTCAGTGCGTCCCATTTCTCAAGAATACCGTTTTTCAGGCCATCGATAATTTCGCCACCGATTTGCTTGAAACGTTCTGGCAGGCTTTGCACGTCAGCAACAATCTGATCCCATTTATCCGAAATGGTTTTCTTTACGAGTTCACACATACGGACGGTAATGGACACAATGCTATCCCAATGTTTATAAATCCAACCAGCTGGCGTCCAATTTAAAATGAGTGATTTTATCGCCTCAAATGCATCTTTAAAAATGGTCGTGACTAAATTCCACATCCCTTTCGCGTAAGGAACAATATCATCCCAATATTTATAAATCAGGTAGGCCGCACCAGCTATGGCGGTAATAATTAAGATAATCGGGTTAGCTAATAAGGCCTTACCCAGCATCATAAATGCAGCCCCAACGAGCTTAATCGGCTTAATCAGTAAGGCAAGAAATCCGCTGCCCTTGATACCCAAAACAGACAGGCTTAATTTCGCCATGGCAAGTGGCCCTATTAATGCCGCAATCATGAGCGAGATACTCCCGCCAACGGCTAACACGGCACCCAAACCTAACGTAATTAGGGTGATTTGTTTAACCAGTTCAGGGTTTTTCTTCGCCCATTGACCAAATTTTGAAATCAAATCTGTCACACGCTTGGTGATATCCCGCAACGGACTATCCGCACCACCGAAAACCTGTATCCCCACATCTTCATAGGCAGAGGTTAAGTTTTTTAAATCACCGTCAAGGTTATCTGTCATGGTTTTAGCGACTTTTGCCGCTTCCCCTTTGGCTGCCTTGATTTCGGCAATCATGGCTTGCAATTGACCGCTTCCCGCTTGGTCAACTAATACTGAGAGGGCAGAAAAAGCTTCTTCGCCTGCAATGTGCTTGAACAATCCCGCACGCTCAGCCGTTCCCATTTTTTTAGTTTTCTTGTCTAATTCGGCGAGTATGTCAGTAAATTGGCGCAAGTTACCTTTTGCGTCACGGGTTTTGATTTTTAGCTTATCAAGGGCTTCACCTGCCATTTTTGGCGGCTCTGCCAATCGCCCAAGAATAGAGCGCAGCCCTGTACCCGCCATGCTGCCTTGAATACCTGCATCACCCAATTTACCTGCGGCAACGGCGGCGGTTTCTAAATCAACACCAAGGCCTGACGCCACGGGTGCCACGTATTTCATGGTATCACCGAGCATCGTAAGGTTGACGTTTGAACGGGTAAAGGTGGCAACAAGGGCGTCACTCACACGGTTCATCTCGTTAGAATTCAGCTTAAAGCCCGTCAAAATATTTGAGCCGATATCTGCTGTGGTGGCTAAGTCAATATCACCCGCCAGTGACATGGATAATGTCCCCGACATGGCATTTTTAATTTGCTCAGGTTTAAAGCCAGCCATGGCATAGAATGCTTGGCCTTGGGCAACTTCATTAGACGTAAACGCCGTGGTTGCCCCTAACTCGCGGGCTTGCTCTCTCAGCATTTTATAGTCGGCTGAATCTCTATCAAGGCGAGTTAAGGCCTGCACTTTTGACATGCCGATTTCAAAGTCATAGCCTGGTACTAATACTTTTTTAGCGGCATAGCCTAAGCCCACGCCTGATGCGAGCATACCTGCGCCGCCACCCGCTATTTTATTGCGCATGCCCATGGTGCTTTGATAGCTGTTTTTTGCTGCTGACATGCGTTTTTCTTGGCTGGCAACCCGTTTTAGTTGCTGCTCTTGCTGCTGCAATCGCCGACTGGTGCTGGCAATCTCGCTATTTAATTTGACTTGGGCTTGGCTCAATTGGCGTGTTGAAATCCCACTGCCTTTTAACGCTTCCCGTTGGCGCTGTAATGAGGTACTCAGCGTGCTCGTTTCGGCTTTGAGTTTCGCAGCGGCAGCTTTTGCGCGGTCAAGCTCCCGTGATTGAGCTTTTGTTGGGTTTTGAATAGCGGATAATTCACGCGCGAGTCGGCTTACTTTTGCTGTCGCTTGTTGGTAGGCGTTATTAGCAGCATCAAGGGATTGTTTGGTTTTCTTAAACCCGTCAATTTGCTTGGCTTGGTTGTTAAGCTCTTTGAGTTGCTGGCGAGACTGGCGGAGGGATTCCGCCAGGTTTTTATTTGACGCCTGAGCGCTCTTAAAGGGTTTTGTGAATTTATCGACGGCGCTTAAAATCACCTGTAAACGCAAATCTTTACTCATCTTCTGCACCGCTACGTTTAAGGGCGTGATAACGCCATTCTAATAATTCGGTTAGGGAGAACTCATCTGTGACAGTCGGTGACCAGTGAAAAATAGTGGCAATATCTGCCACTAAATCATTCACGGTTAGTCGTTCTGGAAATCCATAGTCACCGACTTCGGTAACAAAAAAAGCACTAACTCTTTGGTTAAATTGACCATATCAGCGGGAGCCATCATCAGTAATTCGGCTTTGGTCAGCGCTGGCGCGGTGACGCGTGGTAACACTAAGATTGCAGAGTCCACATCCATTTCCATCAATGCTGCTAAACGAACGCCACGTAACGCACCTGAATTGGGTTTGCGTACCATAACCTCTGTTACCGTGGTTGTTCCTCGCGTGATAGGTTCATCTAATGTGATAGTGATTTGATTTTTTTCTACTGGTTCAGTCATTTACTTTTCCTATAACCCGAGTGCGGCACGTTGTTCGGCTAGACGGTCAATACCGTCAACGTTTTCAATCATATTGAGTAAATCAATCTCAATGAGCGTTTCACCATCCCAAATAAGTTTGTAATAGGTGGCATTAAAGGGGGTTTTGACTTGAGTGTTTTCGCCCGCTTTGCCATTGGCTGAATCAATTTCACTGAATCGACCCCGCAGCACCACCTCAACGGCAGTCACTTCTGCGGTATCTTCACGTTGATATGCGCCATTAAAACGCAACATCACACCATCGATTTGCGTAACGCCCCATTGCTTATAGAGCTGCGCTTCTAGCCCACCAAAAGTAATTTCCGATGAAAGCGCATCCGCTTCTAACCCCATATCCACTTTAACGGCACCATTCATGCCGCCCCCGCGATACTCTTCAAATTTACGGGTGATTTTTGGGAGTGTCATTTCTTCGACGCGGCCTAAGTAACTTTGCCCATCGTTGAATAAATTCATGTT